TAAGATAAATCAAAAACACCCGAAGCAGGGCGGAAGATATTTCTGCCTTTGCCAGGGTGTTTTTTATATGGATAAACATCGTGAAGTAAGTATGCACAAAAATAACTAATGTTATTTAGAATAAATGCCAATAATATTTAGGCATTTTAACAGATTTGCCTAAACGAAAAATAAAGTGTTTAATATATTGATTTTCGCGTATTTAAGCCATTCTTTAAATTTGAAATCTGATGTAACATGTTATAAATTCACGTAACTTGACACCAAAATGGTGTAAAAATGGTGTCAAAATAATTTACAATATTCACATTTGTGCATTGAGACAATTTTCAAATAAATATGATGATAAAAAGTTCTTTGTTAAAAATATATGTTGTACATTAATATATCTTCGGGTATAATAAAAAAATAAGTTATATAACCTAAAGGAGGTTGATCAATTATGGCAAGAACAAAAAAGATCACAGGACAGTCTTCAACAGAAGAGATCATTTCAGAGATTTGTAAGGTAGACGATATAATCTCTGCTAAAACAGCTGAATTAAAAGAACTTAAAGCTAAAAAGCGTTCTCTTAATAAATTGCTTTCCGAGGCAGAGGAGAGAGAAAACGAAGAAAAAAATAAAGAAACTCTTGATAGGGTAGTATCACTCATGAAGAAGAAGGGCATTAGCGTAGATGATGTAGAAGCTATGCTTAATAAAAAATAATTCTTGACGTAATAAGATCGCTTTGTTAAACTATAACTATAGCAATTACCACATAAAAAGTTTTGCAAATATTACAAGATCATAATGAGATTTAATACGAAAATTATTAGTCTATTATACGAAAAATATAGGTACAGGTCGTGCCTTTGTGGTGAGAGTGAAGAGAGAGAAAGCGGTTATACCAAAAGCTCTCTCTTATTTAATTTATAAAGTGAAAAAAGGGGAATACGGTAATTTACCATATTCCCCTTTAAATATTTTGTTATTTCTTATCAATATTATTCTTTAGGCTCTGTGTATGTAAGCGCCTGTTCGCTATCTGTAATTCCTGATGTGGTAGGATCAACTACAATACCTAAGATTGTCAGTACGCCAAATACAGCATTAACTACAGCAAGCAGTTTGTTGCCCAGATCTCCTAAATCTAATGTAATTCCAAATACTGCAGCAACAACCTGAATTAATAAAAGGACTGCCGGAATTAAAGCAATCCAAAATGATTTATTTTTAATACGAACTAACCAGTTAATATTTTTCATATAAATTCCTTCTTTCTTTAAATTTTATCAATAATGTCATCTTTTGAATATTTAATTTCAAGCGCAGTTATTTCAGGCAAAAGCTTGGAATGATAGATATCATTTCCTCCAGCATCTTCATAGAGTTTTCCCATTTCCAAAAATGTTTTTAAACCATCTGCTGTAATATAACCTTGGTTTGTAAAGTCTCTATGCATACGCCACAGAGAGCTGCGAAATGAAGCGATTGTACGTGCATTTTGGACATTTATGTAGTCCTTCATCATGTTAGAAAAATCAGTAATTTGTTTACTAAGAAGATCTTGATTTTGTTCAAGATTACTTCGAATCTGTATAGATTGTTCATGATAAGTTTTTTGTTTATCATATAACTTTTGATTATATTTTTTTATCTCAGATTCCTGAAGCATAATTTTGTTTTCTAATTCTGCAATACGTTTTTCTTGGGCTTTTCTTCTTAAACTCCCTTTTGTTTCTATGCCTAACACATCCATAAATTTTTGTATTCCTGTAATTACGAGAACAATAAGAGCTACGACTGAAACAATGCTTATAAATACATTAAGTTCACCAATGTCATGAATATTTTTTATTGCATCAATTGCATCCATAATATTTTCAGTCCTTTCTTTTAATCTTGTTTGATATATTTTCCAAATACATAACCAATATGTTTCCCGGCAATACGAACCTTTTTCCATACATTACCGGAACTATCTTTTTTACTTCCGAGAATATCTACTTCGTTATCTTTATTTAAAGTTGGATATCCTGAAATTTTATGATAAGACTTTCCGGCACCTTTACGTACTACAACATCATTACCTGTACATACTCCATGAGGATATTTAGTAGTTAATTTATCAGGAGTTGTTATTTTATTCTTGTCAATATATCCTGTGTAAGCATTTGCGATTTTGATTTTATACCGTGATCCAGATACTCCAACAACATCAACAAGATTTCCTCGATTAAGTATCGGATATGTAGCAAGAGCAGTAGCACCAGTTGCTTTTTGATATACAGGTGTAGAATTTGTTGTACATGCACCAACAAATGCTTTAAAGTTTTTATTTTCCTTTGCGGCAATTACAGAATCAAGCTTAGTAATAGTATTCTTACCTGCCTGTCCGTCTACTGTAAGATTGTATTTCGTCTGGAAATCTTTAATTGCAGTTACAGTTGCATTACCACAGATGCCATTGACTTCAAGTTTATATCCAACTTTATTTAGTTTTGTTTGAAGAGTTTTAACATCATTTCCTCTATCTCCGTACTCAATCCAGTTTTTAGTTGTAGTAGTTGTGGAAGTATTTGTAGAAGAACCAGACTTGATAGATGTGACAATAGAATAATCAGGACGACAGAATTTTGTTCCTGGAAGTTGTGAATTATAATAACTTTTTTGACATACGCCTCCGCCATTTGCTACAATTCCAGAAGCACCAGATGTATTACCTTCAATCGTCCAAAATTTATCACCTTGAACCTTAATAACTAATCCAGTATGTGTAAATACGCCATTATGCTTAAAAATAACAATATCTCCAACTTGAGGGTTAGCGTATAGTGTAAATAAATTTGCCATAGTAGGACAATAAACATACGGCCAGTGTTTTAAAAGTTTCTTCGCAGTTTCTAATCCAAACGCTGTCATCATATCCCAACTGATTTGACATGCACACCAAGGCTGTCCTTGATAAGCAGGATAAACATCTCTCCAATATTTTGTGTAATTGTTATAACCTGCGTTTGCTGTCTTACTATCTAATTGAGCATTCGTTGCCTTCTCAAGATAACCAATCTCATTTTTAGCAACTGCAATCAATGCATTAATTGCTTGTTCTTTTGTCAATTTATTTCCTCCTTCCTGTTTGTTTGTTGTAGAATTATTTGATTTAGTTGTAGAAGAGTAGTCTTTATAAAAAACACTACGATCTACTTTGGTAGGAATACCAGGAATAGTAGCTTTGCTTGAATATTGCCATCCGATTCCCGTTCCTGGTTTTACCCTTATCTGCATTGTTCCATCGTCAGGGTCTGGGTAATGTGCAATCCAGCAGTCGTACTTTTTCGCACCGTCAGGAAGATAGGTATTGTACCAACTTTCACCGCAATAAATTCCAAACTTATATCCTGCTTTAACAATAATTGCTCTAAATGCATTAATCATTTGCATCATTGTATTTTTGGGAATATTTCGTTGACATTTATCTTCAATGTCAAGAAAAACAGGATAGTCAAGTTTTCTTTTATTAAGAGTTTTTATAACTATATTTGCTTCTGTTTTAATCTGCTCGATAGAAGTAGCATAGCTATATTTATAAACTCCAACAGGAATTTTATTATCTATACATCCTTTATAATTTTTTTCAAAAGTAGGATCGATCACATTTCCTTTTTCTGTAATTCTGAGGATAGCAAAACCCATTCCATAATTAGCTACAGTTTTCCAATTTATATTTCCTTGATTTGCAGAAACATCAATTCCTTTAATTTCACTCATTGGATATCAGCCTCCTTTTTAATCTAAAACTTATATAAAATAAAAGAAGGAGTATAAACCCCTTCTTTTAAATGACTTATTTATTTGTTATTAACACTCTTAATTCGTCAAGACTCTTTTTAAGATTATCAATCTCAGATATCTTTTCTTTTAATTCTTCATTCTCGGCTTTAAGGGAGGAGATTTCAGCTTGTTGATGTTTAACTATTTCAAGTATAGTAGGAACTACAATTTGTACACACCATGCAGCCGGTAATCCATATTCGTCATATTCAACAGCCATTGGGAATGTCTTTTCCATATCTTCAAGTACGAAACCGTAACGATTAACAGCGGCATGTTCTTTTCCGTTTGCAGGCTGGCCATCATCGTTGTAACGGAAAGAATATACATTTGTATTAAGTAATTCTTTTGCTTCGTCATATCCAATTTTGTAAATATGATTTTTAATCATTAATGATGATCCGGATTTATATCTTCTAAGATAGCCTTGACTTGTTACAGAAACTGGGATGTTAGTTGTAGTTGTAACATTATATACACCGAGTGAGGTAATTCCTCCTGCCAAATAGATATCTCCAAACATGTTTGCTGACGTACCAATATGTATTGTGTTATTTCGATTAGCATAAGTACTAACACCTGTAGTTTTAGAGTATGCTCCGTTTTCATATTTTGCAGGATATAATGTATTTTGTGAACCATTACTATCCATACTACTGGATGAAAATTTAATACCATAATTTAGATTATGTATATCAGTTTTTTCATCAATGAGTTCTTTTAATCTTTTACCCTGAGCGGCAGATAGAGAATCAGTTGTACTATTACTTGATAAATTATTTTGGATACCTCGCCAGGTATTTGTATCAGTAAAGACTGCATTAGATGGGACAGACTTACTAAGACTATACGAACATGCTACAGGTTTTCCACCTGAGAAGTAAATAGGTTGGGTTGCAGATCCGGCATTAGATGTAAGAGTATCAGCAGAAGCTACGTTATCGGTAGTAAATGCAACTGTTTTCCATGGTCCCCATCCGCCTGTAGTCGTATCTCTATGACTTCTATAATATAAATGTTCAGTAACGCTGTCAGCTCCACTCCATCCCAAAAATAGTTGACCAGCGCCTCCGGTACCTGCACCTATTACATTGATTATATTTCCAAAACTGGTCGGTGTACTTGCACTATATGCTTCAGTCAAAGATAAGCCTGCCACATTTACTTCTGCGTTTGCATTGTTTCCCGTAGTTCCACTCGCACATGGGTTTTTACGACCTCTTGATACAATATTTGTATGAGTATGACTGCTTGGAGTAAATGTGCCAGGTTTTCCGGATACATTGCTCCATGCTACCGAATTTGCCACATCTGCAGTTCCTGCTGTGGAAGCTTTGCCGGAAAGATTACCATAAAATGTTCCTGTGAATCCACCACTAGCAGTGATTCTCGCAGTTTCATTTCCGACATTATTTCTGATACTCAATCCATTTGAGTTATCGTCTCCAAATTGCAATACTAATTCAAGATTATCATGGCCTGTTTCTTGAGAAAACAATTTGACATAATCGCTTTGCCCATTCCATTGTAGACCGCCACGATTTACAGGAAATGTAACATTTTTATTACTATTACTCCAATTCCCAGAATCAGCCCATGTGATAAATGCTGTTCCTCCCATTGTTCCACCTGAAAGCGGAAGATAGGAATGAGTATGACCGGCAGTTGCAAATAATGATTTATTTACAGCTCTTAATTCACTCCCGTTCCATGCTGCGAGGTATGTGAAATCTCCATATCCCATGCCTGCTTTTGAGTAAGCAAATGTGGTAGTTGCTCCACTATTGATATCTGTTACAGAGTTATGTGTATGACTTGTTGTTGTAGATATAGTAAGATTTCCTGATCCATCAAAATTTCCTGACCCGGTTACAGATCCCGTCAATGAAATAGTACGAGACGTTGAAAGTTTTCCTGCTGAATTAGCATAGTTTACTGATTGCCCTCCGATTGTAGCAGAAGTAATAATAGTTCCTGATTGAGCAGGAAGATATACTGCATTTGAGGTATTATTATTAGCTTTATAATTAGCATCTGTACAATAATTAAATACTAATGATTCATTATTTCCTAAATTTCCTACTGTCCAACTACCCGTAGCTGTTTTTTGTCCTACAACTGGTTGATAGCCATTTCCTCCGCCCAATGTATTAAAAACAGCGGCGTAATCTCTATCCGCGATCCAGTTTCCGCCAGCATTACGTTTAATCTGACCAGTGATAGTACCACCTGAGAGCGAGAGTTTTGAATCGAGAGAAGATTTTAAATCTGTTATATCCGAAATAGCGTGAGTGTGACTGGAAGCGGCATAGTTTCCTTTTGGCTGATATACAGAATCAGATTTACCTTTAATATAAGTCCAAAGAGCATAATGGGATCTTCTATAATAAGGAGTCGTTGTGTTTCCACCACCTGCATATTGTGCAATATAATAATCATTATCGGTCGGAGTTGCGCTTGCAGTTGACAGAGTATTGATCATTGTACTCAGGTCATGAGTGTGATTCGTATCTGATTTTCCTTTAAGCTTTGTATCAATTTCTGATTCAGTGTAATAACGATCATCATGAGTATGACTTTTAGTAGCTGCATAAGAAGTATAATTCCCAGAATCTAATATAGTTCTCCAATCACTATCCCATTCAGAATAGTTTACTGTTTTATTATCTACTGTTTTTTGTTTGGAATTTGCTCCACGGACATATAGATGATTACCCTTTTCACTTCCAATTGCTAATTGTGCTCCCCATCCAGTAAATGAGTCCCATCCAAAAGTAAGTATATGAGACTCTTCAGGAGGTTTTCCGGTCTTCATAATTGAGCTAGCAATTGAATGTGTAACTTTATATGCATATGTAGGAGAAGTCAGATCATAGTCGCCAGAAGTTTGTCTTGTTGAAGGGTTTAAGTACAATGACAAAGAAGAATTTGCAGCTCCACCGGCACTTGCAGATCCAGCATAATTATGAGTATGACTTGGCAAGTCTGCAGCAACCAATTTCCTAAATCTTGCAGTTCCATCAGAGTCGCTTGGAGCTGCGAGAACTGTATTTGCAGCACGTGTGCCAGCAGCATCATAAACACGAGCATTAAAATTTGTAAGGCTTTCAATATTATGGTTATGAGCTGATGGAGGATAAGTACCAGGCTTATTTTTTACTCCAGACCAATCTACAGAAGAGGCAGCTCCTGCTGAAGTAGCATATTTAACGGATTTATCTTTGTCGGCTGTATTATCTACATTTCCAAGTCCAACTTCAGATTTTGTATAAGTTGGTTTTGTATCTGCTTTAGCCCAAGCTTTTACATCTGACGCAGGCATACTTGTAGGAAAATCTGTAATATCAGCTTTTTTGTGTGTATGTGAAGAGTTAGCTTTCCCAGCCAACTTTGTATTGATTTCGGTTTCAGTGTAATAACGGTCATCGTGATTGTGGGTGGATGGAGGAAATGTACTTGGTTTCCCACTCAAATTATCCCACGTTTGAACATCAAGTGCTTTATATGTTTTTGATGTGTCATCCCAATAATAAGTAAGATTGTTTGTAGTGTCTATATATATAATATTTTGTTCACCAGTTTTAGGGAATACTGAATATGATGCGTAAGGTTTAACATCTTGATCATCTTTAACATATTTCTTAATGTATCCGATGAGTTCTTCTAGTCCTATATCGTCCAAAAATTGTTCTTTCATTTACCCATCGTATCCTTTCTAAAAATACAATAGGAGAGTAGTGAACTCCCCTATTGTAAAATTTAATTTATTATTCTGTTACTTTTGCAAATAGAGCTTTAATCTTTTCAGATGGAATAGCTTCGTATCCTTCTCCAACAAGACCTTGAAGAGCAGCAATGTCAGATGTGTTCTTTGCTGTCTTTGGTTTTTCGGCAGCCATATCAGTTTCAAGTGTTTTGACTTTGCCTTCAACAGTTGTGACTCTACCAGATACAGCTGTGATGTTGTCGGCGTTAGTTTTATCTGCAGCTTCAAGTACCGGGACTTTCTTCTCAAGAGCATCGATTCTACCAACAGCTGCTTTTAGATCTTCAGCTTTTGCATACTGAGAAAGATCAGAATCAGCAAGAGCTTTAGATACATACTCCGCAATGTAACCTACGATATCTTTAGATGTAGCAGATTCTGGAAGTGTACCAATTAGAGTTTTAAGTTTAGTAATATCTTCTTTGTTTGTTTTGATCTGACTATTCATTGCAGAAGCATCAGATGCATGAGAAGAAATCCAATCAGAGATTTCTTTCAGAGTATCATATGCTTCTGGAGCACCGTTAACGATCTGAGCGACAGCATCAGCAACAGCTTTTTTAACGGATCCATCACCAGTACCATTTAATGTTTCAATAGCAGCTGTATTTGTAGCAACTTTACCTTTAAGATCGCTATCATCATAAGCACCAGCTGTAACAGCTTCTTTAATGTAAGCAACTACATCTTTAGCTTTAGCATCAGCAGGAATAGTTCCAACATATGTCATTACTTCTGATTTAGCTTTTGTAGCAGCTCCTGCCTCATCAAAATCGGCAGCAGATTTACCAGAGTCTACAAGGTTTCCGTCTGCATCAAGACCTGCAAGATGTCCGTTGACAGCACCTGTTACTTTGTCAGCTTTTGCATTATCTTTTGGAAGTGTGATTGTAAATACTGCATCTTCAATAGTCACAGGAGCTGTTTTTGTATAGAAATACAGCGTGAATCCATCAGCAGACTGAGATACTGTTTTAATAGAACTTTTTACAGCTTCAGAAATTTTAGAGTCAATCTGTACGTTATGAAGTGACAGAAACTCAGTAAGATTGGAAAGTGTAGCAAATTGTAATTTAGCCATAATTAATTTCCTCCTTTAATTATTTAAAAATATCATTTAGATCTTTAGTGGATATTCCACTAATTTTTCTATCTAAAGCACTGTCAAGTTTTGCATCTAACTGTTGATCTATAATTTCTTCAACAGTTTCTTGAATTATTTCAGCAATATAATTTTTTGCTGCATCAACGGTCAT